TGGCTTGAACATTGCGACGGTTACGTTTACGCTTATTATTCTGGTTATTCATAATGTGAAGAGATGAGAGGAGTGTTCTTTTTGGTCAGTCAAAGAGTCGATGGTTGAATGGTCAATACCCAGTGGGCCCAGACTGAGATCTTGATACATTCGTTCCAATGCAATTTGCTGACTGAAGGGCATACCAAAAGCTCTATAAAAGCTTTCACGTGCCAATGGCGTTACTACCGCAGGTTTGCGCTGCACCATTCTAGATAATCGAAAGAATCCAGAAGATTGGAACAGCTTCCATTTGTGGGTTTTATTCCTCTTCACATTCCCGAATTTCTGTAACCAGAGATAAAACTCTTGGTACACAGGCATCCCAGAAGTAAGAGAAACTCCACCCTCACCAATGGCTTGTAACCATTGCGGCATTTGCTCTTGATTGGTAGTACAAACAAGGTCCTTAGACAAAGCGACCAAGTTGCGTACCATACGCCATTCCTCACCATCAAAGACAGGATGCATCTGACAGAACTCAAGTTCCTCTAAGATAAAGATCGTGGGTTCAATTTTCATCTTAAATCCCAACCTTGAGTACCATTCAGATACAGCGCCACGGAATAATTGCTCATCTTTGGTATCAAGAATAACGGTGATGTCATCACCGTTATCTATGACTTCATGTTCAATGTTCAATTTCTTACACAAAGAATAAGTCATTGCTACCATTAACAAGCAATTACCCAAAGCGGTATCCATGTCTCCAGACATACGCCGACCAGCGACCTCGTATTTAACATAGCCATCCTTGCACGTGCCATGTCCCTTATTGTATAACATCATGTTCAATAACCAAGAAAACTCTTGGTCATCGCAAAACAAGCGATATATATTGTGGGACCACTTTAACGCATCAACACTGCAATGTTGATCAAAACGTGATGCGTCAAGAGATATAGCACAAGGGTTTTGGAACATATTCCATTTGGAATGGATTATGTCACCTGTTTGGAAGATATCAAAGCCTTTAGCTACACAGGGATGTTTGTATAATTTCCCTAATTGCTTATAAATGATTTTCTCTAAGGGT